CTCCGCAGAAGCATCCCAGAAGAACTTAGCCGTTGTGCCTGTGTCCTCGTAGAATGCAACATCTTGGTTTTGGTAAAAAGCTGCAACTTTATTGTTATCTGTATCCCAGATACCCATTGCCTGTGCAACATCAGCGCCGATAGTACCTGAACCAACAGATGACCCTGTTCGGGAAAATGTAATCTGTTGAGATGAAGGGTTATTGATTGCAGTGCTACCATCAACAGTCAAACCATCAGCGGTCACTGTGCCAGTAACGTCTATGCCTGTGGAGTTAATTGCTAACTTGTTTGCATTGTTTACAGCAAAGTAATGGTTGGAGCCTGTTGGAACATTGTAGAACCAAGTTCCTGCCGTGCCGTCACCACCAATCCAACGGTCTGTACCTGCTCCAGTGTTGCCTGATGCGCCGTCTACAGCTAAGTAGCCTGTTGCCTGTAAGTTTCCAGTAACGTCTATGCCTGTGGAGGTGGTGGCTAGTTTCTCTGCTCCGTTATAACGAAGGCTTGTCGCACCAGCACTATCAAACCTTGCATTAGCCACACCAGAACTATTTTGAATAAGGGTAAACGAACCATTGCTTTGAAGAACTAAAGCCCCTGTTCCTTCGTCAGCAACAAAACTATTATTACCATCATGATAAATCTGTAGGTCAGAGCCAGCACCAAAGATAGCTTTGCCGTTGTCTTGGAAGGTTACATTACCACTAGGGTTAGTACCCAGCTCTACAATAGCACCGCCATTGTCTTCAGTAAATAGTCGTTTGTCAGCTACGTTGACCGCCAGTTCACCCTGTACAAGATCACTTGCTGTTGGAACGGCAGAAGCAGTAGAGCTGTTCTTTGTTACAATTTTTGTTGCCATAGTTATATACCCTTAGTATGTGCCGCCGTTCAGCGTACCAGTAGTCATGTTGTCTGCGTTAAGTGTTGAGTTAGATTGTAAAGCTGTGTCAGCCTTCGTACCCTGTGCCGCTGTAGCGTAGTCCGTAGCCGCTGTAGTAGCTGCTGTGCCTAGTCCTAAGTTAGTTCTAGCAGCAGATGCACTAGCCAAGTCAGACAGGTTGTTAGCCTTCAGAGCTGCTGTAGACAACTCCGCTGCTGCCGCTGTAGCACTAGCTGCTGCTGAGGTTGCACTGCTTGCCGCTGCTGTGGCACTGGAAGCTGCTGCTGTAGCACTAGCTGCTGCATTGGTCTCAGCAGTCTCAGCGTTAGTCTCAGCAGTCTCTGCATTGGTCTGTGCCGTCTGTGCTGCTGTGGCGCTAGTAGCTGCATTGCTTGCCTGTGTAGAAGCTGTAGATGCGCTTGTGGCTGCGTTGGTAGCACTTGTAGCTGCCTCACTAGCCTTAGTTGTGGCTGTGGTTGCACTGGCTGCTGCGTTGGTTGCTGAGGTAGCCGCTGCACTAGCATCCGCAGATACAGAGGACTCTGAAGCAGCCGCAGCGGTAGCACTTGCAGCAGCATTGGTAGCTGAGGTAGCTGCACCTGTAGCTGATGCCGCTGAAGCAGTAGCTGAGTCACTAGCAGCAGTGGCTGAAGAGGAAGCATTAGAGGCCGATGTAGCAGCATTGCTTTCGGAGGTTGAGGCATTGCTGGCGCTAGTCGAAGCCTCTGATGCTTTAGTCGTTGCCGTAGAAGCACTGTTAGACGCACTGGTTGCGCTTGTAGCGGCTTCTGAGGCTTTAGTAGTAGCAGTGGTAGCACTAGCAGCGGAAGCCGTCTCAGAGGCTCCTGAGGCTGTCTCAGAGGCACTAGCTGCTGTAGCACTTGTGGCAGCACCTGTAGCACTGGTGGCTGCATTAGTCTCTGAGGATGCTGCGGCAGTTGCTGAGTTCTCTGCTGCTGTTGCGTAGGCTGCGACACCTGTAGCGCTGTTAGCTGCATCAGTAGCAGATGTGCTTGCTTCAGCCGCTTTAGTTGTAGCAGTAGTTGCAGAGTTAGCTGCCTCTACAGCACTAGTAGCTGCATCACTTGCTTTCGTAGTAGCTATGTTAGCTTGGGCTGTAACAATGGATATGGTAGCGTCCGTATTGGAATCGCCTGCACCACCGTCACCTCTAAATATAGCCATTATAGCTCCTACGAAAACAAGAGAGAAAAAAAGAAAAGGGAAAGGGGACTCCGAAGAATCCCCTTAGTTGTACTAGCTTATAGAACAGCCAGTACGAAGCCTGCTTCTGGACGCATTACTTGACAACCGTAAAGCGTATCAGCAGTGTATAGAGTACCCAGGAACTCCTGCTTGTACTGAGTCTGAGAACGTACAGCCTGCTGCTCTGCAAGAACATTGGTGTCCTTGTGGATCAGCTGAGCGCCACGAACGCCTGACTCAAGAGTAGGTACGTTAGTAGAAACGAATACGTCTACGCCGTACAGGTTACCAATCTTGCCAGTCTCTACGCTCTTGCCATTAACAAAGTCAGTAGAGGTGTAGCGATCAATACCCATGATAGCGTTACGCAGTGAAGGAGGAACAACGAAGCTACGACCGTCCATAGGAACGTCAGCGTCATCCATCTTCTGGATCAGACCACGGAATACTGCATCGCTGAAAGCGCCAATGTCAGCAGTACCGTCAGCGTCATAGGCTTCCAAAGCACCAGAAGTAGTGTTGATCTGGAAAGAAGCACTGGTGACCCAAGAAGAACCGTCGCCGTCGCCGAAAGACTTACCCAGAGTAAACAGATCGTCGTCTACCTGCTTAGCCAGACCATAACCAGCGTCGCCAGTGTAGAACTGACGCAGAGAAGCCAGAGCCTGTACTTCGGTGATGTCTTCAATCAGACGAGAGAACTCAAAGTGCTTGTTGATGTTAATCAGAACTTCTGACTCAACAGAGTTCTGGATAGTTACGGCAGTCTCTGCAACTTTAGCGTGAGCTGAACCACGAGTAGGCTTAGGTACGTGGATGGTGTCGCCTTTCTTACCAGTCATGCTCATCTTCTTGACGAGGTTAGCTAGTACGAGGTTGCTCTTGTATGCAGCAATTACTTCGTCACTCCAGATTTCTGGGATAAACTTAGCTGCGCTAGTGTTGTCTACTGCTCCGCCCATATTGGGATATACTGATGTAGCCATGATAATACTTCCTTAAAGAGATTTAGTTTCTGACTCTCCCTTCTTGGTATGCTTGCATGATCTCGTCAGACAAAGACAAATACCTATCAGGGTCGGTCTGCATTAGTTTAATAATGTCTGAGCGTCTATAAACTTTACGACTTGCTGCTTCACCACTACCTTTAGCATTGCCTGCTGAGGCGTTCTTAACTGCGGTTTTGCGACTAGCCTTCTCATTGGCTACAGTCTGTCCTACTACCTGTTGACGTTCTTTCCACGTAGTGAAGAGTTCATCAGCAGCTTCGTAGTCATACTGCGTGTCTGCCTGTGCAAAGAGCTGTGTACGAATCTTTGATCCCTTAATCCACTCAACAAACTTACCATCTTGTAGAATCTCTTGCATGTCGGGGTGACGTTGTTGCAAGTGAGACTGCGCTGTCTGCTGCTTGTACTGCTGAGTTTGTGCTTCAGCAGCTTTGATTGAAGGATGATTCTTAATCGCTCTCTCGACTGCCTTGTCGGGATCAGAGAAAAAGTCTATATCTTCTTCAGGTTCTTGGGTTGCTGGGGTGTTGTTGTCGAGTTGTGTCTGTATGTAGTTGTCTACTACTGACCGAAGTTCCCCTACTTCACTGCTCTGTCGGCCTAGTAACTTCTCAGCCTCCTGGTGCATCCGTACAATTTCAGCTGTTGACTTTCCTTGGTACTTCTCAGGGATTTCTTCTTCTTGAGGAGTCTCCTCTACTTGAGGTTCCTCTTGAATTTGATTTACTTCTTCTTCAGTTTCAACGTCTTCTGGACGCTCGTCTATTAGTGTTGCCATTATTAAACTCCGTGAGTATTCTCATTATGGAGGTGTATTATGCAGGGCTTCGGTTAGGAGTTGGCCTTGCGCTCTTGCTGCAGTTTCTGTGCTCTGTTCTTTTCCCACTGCCTGGTAGCACCCATAAAATCACCAGAGATAGGGTCTAACTTACAGCGCACAGCACTTACAATTCTTGTTGCAATCTTATCGCAGTCTAAGCAGGGGATGTGGGTACACTCAGAATCTGTGTAGCGTTCATTCGTGTGTCCATCCTCGCAGCGGTACTCGTAGATAGCTCTCATTAGCCAGCTTCTACTTCTTCTTCTGCCTGCATTGCTTGTTCTTCAGCTGCGTCGATTTGAGCTTCTAGGTTCAGTAGGTTAGCTATAACAGCGAGTTGGCCTTTACGGAAGTGCAGGTCTTCGTTGTCTTTGGCAGCTTCTACTGAGTTGATTACGAACGCATTAGAGTTAAGGTCTTCCATTAGCTGCTTCCAGCCGTCTGTTGCAAACATATCTCTAATGTTACGGTAATACAGCTCAAGGTCTTTATCAATCATACTGTTTCTCCTATTAGGACAGCGTTGTTTATATTAGTCTTACATAGTTATTATAACATAAAAGCATAAGAAAGTCAAGCATTATTTCTTCTTTTTACTTGACTTCTGCTCAGTTTTGTTGTATATGGCGTCCCAATTGGCTGCAAACTTCTTCTGGTCTGTCTTGCGCTGGGCACTTCCCTTGCCACCGTGTGTCTGGCCCTTCATCGCTTAACTGGCTTCTTCTTAGGCGGTGTTGTTGGTTTTTTCTTAGGTGGTCTACCTACTTTATTACCGTATGTACCTTTACCGTATGGCATATTACTTTCTCCTAGATTTAGCGCCAGAACATTTCCAACGCTTTCTTGATAAGTTATTAGGCGTGTTAGGGTCGTTCTGCTTTTCTTTAGGTAATCTCTTCTTAATGCCTAAACTCCTAGCGCAGTAGCTATCACCTTTAGAAGTTCCTGGTTTTACTCTAGGGCCTCCGCCTTTAGCCTTACCAGCCTGACCATAGCTTACTTTCTTGCCGCTAGAAGTTACTTTAACCTTAGCTTTACCTTTAGCAGGTGCTCTACCCTTTCTGTGGCTTTGCGTTGCTTTTGCCTTTGCCATTCTTAGCTCCTGTTTCCGCTATTTGTTTCTCAAGTTGTGCAATCTTCTTAAATAGTTCCTCAAACTGTACATTTACTTGAGCTACTACGTGTTCTAAGTCTCTATTGCTGACCATTGGGCGTCATTCCTTGTGGTTGTGGACGAGGTGCTGCTGGTGCGGGCTGTGGAGCTGCCTGCGTAGGCTGTGGAGCCGCCTGTTTAGCAACATTTTCCTCTTTAACGGCTACTTCACGCTCTTTTAGCAGCTGTTTAGAGATTTCTAAGCGTCTCTGGAACTCTTTATCGTCTGCGTCACCCTTGTCTAGGTTAGTTGTAACAGCTTTGATGCGGTCAATCTCCAGTTCTTGCGGTATAGCCTGTGCTTCAATGGCAATCTTCTGCGCTCTAGCTTGCGACTCAGCAGCTTGGCCGTTAAGTGCAGCAGTTTGTGATGCCTGGAAGGCCATTTGACCCTGTTGAGCCATCTGTTGAGCCTGCTGAGCTTCTGGGTTAGGCTGATTAGCCTGCTCAAGAGTAGCAATAAGCTCTTCACGGTTAGACAGGTTCATGTTGTCAATGATAGACATAACCAGCTTAGGATACATTGGCGTGTCTGGTGACATGGTTTGTAGCAACTGCACAAGCTGTGTAACTTCGTACTCACGGGCGATGATGCCTAGTGCGCTAGAAGTGTGGAACTTGTAGTCAGCTACTGGATACAGCTCAGGCTCAAACTGCATGTAGCGCCAAGCAGTCTTCTGTACGAAAGGAATCAGGAAGGACTCTTGGAAGTTGATTAGGGTACGCTTGTGGCGCTTAATGATAGCACCTAGTGACATAGAGACACCAGCAGCGGTGGCGTCGCCGTTGATAGAGCCAGAGATACCAGCACTGTCAATAGCGCCTGTAGCAGTCTGTACCATAGTCTGTAGCGACTGAGCCTGTGCAAAGGTAATCTGGTTAACATTACCGAAGTTAAAGGGCTGTAGTATCTCAGCAGGGTTGCCGTTGGTTAGAATGGTCTTACCTGGCTGTATGGAAGGCTTAGCACCACGAGGCATGCGACTAGCGTCCATAGCCATCATTGGGTGTATAGTCAGTGCTAGAGCATCGATTCTAGCGCGTAGTTCCGTGTCTAACGCCTTTTGACTGTTATACCCTTTCTCACATACTCCTCGACCCCAGAAGCGGCTAGGAACGACATCCCATGGGAATGCTACGACAGGACGATCTTCCATCATGTAGGGGTTCTTAGAAGCCTTCAGCAGTACACCGCCGTTAGCAATAACAACAACAGCTTCTACATAGTAAGAGTCGTCTTCATCTTCAAAGGTAACAACCTCTTCTTCAGAGTCCTTCTCTTCCATAGCCTTGTCTAACAGGTGGCGAGGAACAAGTCCGTAGTACTTAGTCAGTCGTACTTTGTCTTCATCAAAGCGTGTCAAGTCCTGATCAGGCTCAATGTTAAAGTCTGGAGAGGCGAGCTGTATGTCTACGTCACGGTATACACCGCTTTCCTGTAACTGCTCTACTGAGTGAGCTGACACAAACTCATCTACTGCACAACCCAGCGCAGATTCAATGTCTGTAGCTACTGGGTCAATCAGGAAGTTCTGAGGCATCACAGGGCGCAGCTTAACGCATGTACGATCCTGTATGTTAACACCTACCGCTGTAAGCTCACCGCCCATCACAGGCTGTGTAGCAGGCTTCATTTCTTTTTCTTCTTCAAGAACAATCTCAGCAATGCCTGTACCGAACACAGCAGCGTTAATCAGACACTCTGCCACACCCTTACGTACCTTGTTCTTTTTAAAGTCTTGCTCTAGCGCGTTACGCAGCAAAGCAATGTCTCTGTTGTCTTGATCGTAGACATCATCTTCAATGTCAAACCACTTGCCACGACCAAAGGTAGCTTCTTCTAGCTCTGCTACTGAAGACTCAACAGCCTGCTGTAGAGCAGGAGAGATAATCTTAGAGCGTTCTGTGTCGCGTGTACGGTCTTGTGCAGACCACTGACCACGCCACAGGCGGTAGTATTCTTCAAACTTCTGTGAGTAGTTGGCTTCAAAGTGGTCACGCCAGTCATCACACTTATCAATTACCCAGTCTTCTAGGTACTGCTCTGTAGCAAAGTTGTCGTTACCTTCTAGTTCCATAATTAGTAGCCTGCGTATTTGTCTAGGAATTCGTAGTCCTCTTCCTCGTAGTCAAAAGCATAAGAGACCTTAGCTAACTGGTCTATATATGCAAGAGCATCTATCAAGTCATCGTGGACTAATTGGTTAGGGAACTGGAACAACTCGTCTAGGAACTGAGCATTCCACTTGCCTTTGTTTAATACTAAGTTACCGTGTTCTAAACGGCCTTGTAGCGCCC